AGGGTAAATAGAATTAGTGACTCTCAATCTAAAGCAGAAGAATTGCAGAAGGGTTATCAAGAACTCCTCAACGCAATTAAAAAGGAGGAAGAAAGAGAGTCTCAATTCCAACAAATCTCAGGAGACTTAAGTAAACTTCTTAATGGCATTACTCAAAACAATTCTCACATCAATGGTTGTCAGAAACAGATCAAGAGACTGGAACAGGAAATTCAAACTATTACCAGTCAGGTTGCAAACAGAAATACTGAACATGAGAAATTAGAACAGTTCAGAACAGGTCTTCAAGACACCTTTGAGAATATAAGTGAGAAGAAAGAGAAGATTACTTATCTTGATTTTACATACAATCTTCTAAAAGATGGTGGAGTAAAAACTCAAATCATTAAGAAGTATCTGCCCATTATCAATCAACAGGCAAACAAATACCTGCAGATGATGGACTTCTACATCAACTTTAAACTTGATGAAGAATTTACAGAAACTATTGAATCACCTATCCATGAAGACTTCTCTTATGCTTCCTTCTCTGAAGGTGAGAAAATGAGAATTGACCTTGCACTTCTCTTTACATGGAGAGAAATTGCAAGAATGAAGAACTCTGTAAATACAAATCTTCTTATCATGGATGAAGTTTTTGATTCATCTCTTGATGGATTTGGTACAGAAGAGTTCCTTAAGATTATTAGATTTGTCATTAAAGATGCTAACATCTTTGTCATCTCTCACAAGGAAGGTCTTGAAGATAAGTTTGATAGTGTGATAAAGTTTGAGAAGCAAGGTAATTTCTCTAGGATAGAACCATGAATGTTCCAAACTGGCAGCATCACTCTAAGAAAGAACAAAAAATTCATCTAAAACCAGAGGCACTTAGGCAACGTAAAGAAGCATTGCAATACTTGAAGAAAAAGTTAAATGTAACCAAAAAGTCATTAAGTTAGCATACGATGACTAAATAATTCAGTGAGTGAGGAGGTCATTATGCATAACTTAGTATCACACAATGAACTAGCTTCATGGAAGTGGGATGAAAAAAACACTTTAGATGATCAATATAATCAAGTTTCCGAATACTTCCAGTGCATATCAGAATGTGATATCGTAGACCAACAAGCAAGGAGATTCTGCAGACACATCCTAACTGAAGATTAAGTCTAAAAAAACTCACAAGGAGTACAAGACCAAAGCCCCCTGCACTTTAAATAGTGTGGGGGGTTGGTGCGTGTGACAGTTTAGTAAGTGGTAGCAATGGGTTTCAAAACCTGCTGGGTGCTGTAGAATATTCACATAAGCAAAAAACCAGATGGCAATCAACTACAGCACAAAGGCACAACTGGCAAAACTGCTTGCTACTGAGGACCTGGTAGTTGAGAACCAAGAGGTCTCCACAGCACAGTTCAATGTTGAGACAAGGGTTCTGACCCTTCCTATGTGGAAGCGTGCTTCTAACAGTGTCTATGATATGTTGGTGGGTCATGAGGTGGGTCATGCTCTCTTCACACCTAATGACTGGTCCTTTGAGGACAAAGTTCCTCAGCAGTTTGTCAATGTGACTGAGGATGCTCGCATTGAGAAACTGATGAAACGTAAATATCCTGGTCTTCTAAAATCATTTTCTGCTGGATACAAAGAGTTGGCAGAGCAAGATTTCTTCTGTATTGAAGATGAAGATGTTGATGAGATGAACCTGGCAGATCGTGCTAACCTATTCTTCAAAATTGGCAAGCATCTTGACATTACTTTTAGTGAAAAGGAGAATGTAATTATCAATCAGATTGCTGATGCTGAGACCTTTGATGATGCAGTTGAGGCAGCAATACAACTGTATTCATACTGTAAGGGTGACCAGCAACCTGAAACTCAACCCATCCCAATGTCACCAAAGTCTGGTGGTCAAGGGGGTGGAGAGAAGCAAGAACAATCATCTGATAATCAGACTCCTGAAGAATCAAGTGGAAGCACTGATGAAAGTGGTGAGCAACAATCTGAAGTTAGTGAAGAAGGTTCAAATGATGGTGAAAATGTTGGAGATGAAGTAAAAGAAGATAAAGAACCAGAAGTTCAAACTGACTCCACATTTGAGCAGCAGATTGAAGACCTCTGTGGCAATATGAATGGAACTGTCACTGAATACTTTGAGTTGCCTGATTTTAAACTTGATAGGATGATTGTTCCTTTCAGTGAGATCAGAGCAAAATTTGACTGGGCAGAGGACCTATACAAATTTGATGAAAAAATCTATGGATTTTCTGATTCTGAATACAACAAATTTAGAAAGTCTGCTGCACGTGAAGTTAACTATCTGGTAAAAGAATTTGAATGTAAGAAGTCTGCTGATTCTTATGCACGTGCTTCTACCTCCAGAACTGGTGTTCTAGATTGCTCTAAACTTCATACTTACAAGTATAATGAAGATCTATTTAAGAAAGTTACCACTCTTGCTGATGGTAAGAATCATGGATTAGTCTTTGTTCTTGATTGGTCTGGTTCTATGGCAGATTGTATGCTTGATACAATCAAACAACTTTTTAACCTGGTATGGTTCTGTAACAAGTGTAATATTCCATTTGATGTTTATGCTTTTACAAATAATTATGTGAAAGATTCTGATGAAGCAAGAGATCACATTTGGGAGGAGGGTAAATTTATTATTGATGGTTCATTCAGAATGATGAATCTTCTTACCAGTCGTGCTAGTAAGAAAGAAATGGAAAAGCAAATGCTTTCTATCTTCAGAATGGTGTTTAGTTTTAGACGCTATTGTAATTACAACTATCCTGGTGAACTTTATCTTTCTGGCACCCCTCTTAATGAGGCAATTGTATCACTTCATAAAATTATCCCTGCTTTTAAGAAAATGCATGGTCTGCAAAAGACCCATGTATTTGTTCTGACTGATGGTGAAGCAAATGCAATGATGGTTGCTAGAGAAAATGCATATGGTGGTTATGGTGGCAAGTATCCCATTGCACAACAATCTTATCTCAGGAATAAGAAAACTGGATTTACTTATCAATTCCAGTATGAGTATTACAAATTTACTCAAGTCCTTTTGGAAAACCTCAAGCAAGAGAACAAAGATGTTAATTTCATTGGTGTACGTCTTTGTGGTCCTAGAAGTATGAATGATTTCATCAGAAGGTATGAAAATATCAGTGATGATACAAACAAAAAAATCAAAAAAGACAAATTCTATGATATCAAAAACACTGGATACACATCTTACTTTGCAATGCAAACCTCTGCACTAAACAATCAAGCAGAATTTGAAGTTGAAGAAGGTGCATCCAAAGCAAAGATTAAATCTGCCTTTGTCAAGAATTTGAAAACTAAGGCACTAAATAAGAAAGTTCTGAGCAAGTTCATGGATCTGGTCTGCTGACCAGTCCTAGCACTGACCACAAAGGGGTCCAGGACCCCTCTCCATCCTTTATAATTAACCTGTTGAACAAAACCACTATGGCACTCTCCACTGAATACATCCTGTCTTCCATCTCAAATCTTTATGGTGAAGAAGTAGTTGCTGCTGATGTTCGTGCATGGTGTGCTATGAATGGCACCACCTATCAGACTGTTACTAAGAAACTTGATGATTACAAAGTTGGTCGTGGTAAGTGGAACCTGACTGTCAAAGAGAAACTTGAGCAGTCTTATGAAGCACCTGCTGCTGCTCCTGCTATTGAACAAAACCTTATCCCTCAGAAAGATGATACCTTCGTCCAGTTTGGCAATTTCACTGATGTTAAAAAAATTGTTAAGTCCAATCTTTTCTACCCTGTCTTCATTACAGGACTTTCTGGTAATGGTAAAACACTCTGTGTTGAACAAGCTTGTGCTCAACTCAAGAGGGAACTGATTCGTGTTAACATTACAATTGAAACTGATGAAGATGACCTTATTGGTGGTTTCCGCCTTGTTAATGGTGAAACCGTCTGGCACAATGGCCCAGTCATTGAAGCACTCCAACGAGGTGCAGTCCTGCTCCTTGATGAGATTGACCTCGCCTCAAACAAAATCCTCTGTCTTCAATCTATTCTTGAAGGAAAAGGGATTTTCCTCAAGAAAACTGGCCAGTACATTGCGCCCACAAAGGGTTTCCAAGTATTCGCAACCGCCAATACTAAAGGAAAGGGATCAGATGATGGACGGTTCATTGGAACTAATGTGCTCAATGAAGCATTCCTTGAAAGGTTCCCAGTAACCTTTGAACAGTCTTATCCTGCTCCTGCAACAGAGCAGAAGATCCTTGAAGGTATTGCACTTGATCTTGGTATTGAAGATCGTGCCTTCTGTAAGCACCTGGTTGATTGGGCAGACATTATTCGCAAGACCTTCTTTGATGGTGGTATTGAGGAAGTAATCAGCACACGTCGCCTGGTTCATATCATTAATGCTTATAGTATCTTTAACAACAAAGAGAAAGCAATCCAGGTTTGCATTAATCGTTTTGATGATGAAACCAAAGCATCTTTCATTGAACTCTATGATAAAGTTGATGCTGACTTTCAAATGATTGACACTGAAGAAACTGCTTGATATAATTAATGATAAATGCCTGGTCACTTTTACATGATGAACTTTATGGAGATGAATCTATGACTATTGAATCAGCAACTACTAAAGACTATGATGATTTTTGGGGAGGAGATGGGCATAGTATGGTAGGCAATCATCTGTTGGGTGGTATGTCTGATGATACTATTAACTTCTCTGGATCTGGAATCAATGCTGCTGACACAGTGAAAATGGATTATATTGGTTTGGGTCAAGACCACATTACATTGATTGGTGGAACAGACAAAATTAGCGCTAAAACAAATACAATGTACAAATACAATGAGGAACAAATCCTCAATGAACTAAAAGATTATATTATTAGAACTTATAATCAGCATTACTCTGCTGGTGATGATAAGATTCAAACTCTTGATCTTATTGAAGCTTGTGGTGATGGTGAAGCATTCTGCAGATCCAACATTCTCAAGTATGCCTCTCGCTATGATAAGAAAGGCACTGCTAGACG